ATAATTTGCTCTAATATTTGATTCATATCCTCAATATACATAGTCCAAGCATATAAACTATAAGAAATATCTATGGGTATTCCCCAAGATGTTCCAAAAATTGTATCTCTTTGGTATTTTTCACTATAAGCTACCGGCTTTCCATCTGCTCTTCTCGGGTAGTCAACAGCTTTATGGTATATGTATCTTGCTTGATTAAATTGATAATCTTGGCTATGTATTGCCATTATTGGAAGTCTAATTCTGTCTACAACTAAAGAATTATCTTTTCTAACATTATCTTGAAGTATAGCTGCCACTGCTTTTTCTTGTGTTCCCCAAATAATAGGAACTGGATGTGCTTTGCCATCTTCATCTAACACAACAATATCTTTAAATAAATCTAGTACTGCTTCGTCAGCTCCTCTTAAAGATTTAGTATATCTATAAATTGTATTATAATTAGTTCCATCATTTATGATCTTGCCGCTTTGCATTGGATCACAAAGATTGCTTTTTCCGTTTCCTGTTTTTTCATTTATTGAAGATTCTTTCAAGAAATCTAAATTATTTGTTTCATTTGAACAAGTGTCTGGTGTTGTTTTATTTTCTTGAAAATTAAATCCTTTTGGATTACAATCAACGAAACTTTTTTCTGGGTGATTTTGCATAATAATATATATGAGTAACATAAAATTAAAGTGGCGAAGTTTTTTTAATGCAAAAGAATTTCCTCCAACTCAAACAAAGCTCCAAATACCTGGTTGGGCAGGAGAAGATAAAACACACTGCAATGGATCAAAGCCCCAACCTTGGCACTGTCCTCCTTTTGTAGAAGCGAGCACCTACGGAATAGAGTTGGTTTATCCATTCGAAACAGAGTGTGAGGTTAAAAATATAAATGGAATAACTATATTTGAAGGTGATTTTTCCGAAGAAGGAAAAAAATATAATCAACCAATGCCTCCTTTTATGAATTTTGCTCCTGGGCATTTTGGGTTCACATCAAGCTTCGATTTTGAACCACCTGCTGATCACATAATAAGAATAGAGCCTCATCCTAAGTATTATACCGATACTTCTTGGACAACACCTTTGCCCGTAACTGGACACATACAGGGAGAATGGTGGTCTAAGATATTTTTTGTTGTTTTCAAACAGCCCCCATTAAACAGCAGTTATATATTTAGAAAGGGCGAGCCTTATGCCCAAATATTAATCTTGCCAAGAAGGGTCTGTTATGAAATCATAGAAATGACAGAGCAAGAAAAAGAAAAAAGAATTTTATTGGAATCAAATGTTTCAAAATATAGCGAAGAATTTTGTAAAAAATGGAAAGATCATGAAGGCAATACTTTTGATGATAAATATAAAGTTTTAAACACAGCTTTTTCTAAAGATGGAATGCCAGGCATAAATAAATTAATTAAACAAGCTGCAGAGAAACACTTTAAAAAGAAGCACCCTAGAGTAAAACTCTTTAGGCGAAAAAGAAAATGAAACTCATAAACAATAAGCCTAAAAATTTTATAAAGAGAGAACTATTTATTCCGTTTCCAAACATAGAATACAAGCAGCTCAGAAAGCCCAGGTTGCCTTTAAAATTACTTAAAAAATCTAAATAATTTTAAAGTCTTGTTTTGGAGTAGGAATTTTACCTTCACCCGAAGTAACACTCTCTTGGAATTTCTGAGATATAAGTTGAATGTGTAACACACCCCACTGTTTAAATTCAGCTAAATTTCTTTGTATGATTACCCAATTTTCTTGAAGATGAGGAGTGTATAATCTTGATCCTATTTTGGGTGGATGACCAATAGCTTTCAAAGTAGACCTATAGTTAAGCTCAAATATTTGTTCATCTGGTGCGTCTATTCCAAATTGATTAACGTAATTTTGACTTGCTGCTGGCTCATAGTAGCCCCAAAGTTGAACAGGGGTTGGCGAAAATATTTTGCCTCTGTCTTCGAGATAGATGGGATCTACTGTTGATGATTGTATAAAAACTTCATAGTAGAATATTGGAATTCCACCTCTTTTTATAGCCTCCTCATCCCAGCTATCATAAAGAGTAAATTGTGGATCAGTAGGATCAAACTGCTGATAACTTCCTGTTACACAATATGGAGTTCCGTCTTGTTTTCTAATCATACTATTATATATTATTTTTAAAAATATTAATTTTTAACTTACGCCTATATTTAAGTTAACAGAAATACTACCACCATTAGAAGGTAGTATAAATGGCGCATTAGTAAACTTCTCAACCCAGAGAAGATAATTATTTCCACCAACGTTAGTTGTTACATAATATCCATAAACTTGAGCAGAGCCTGTGAATGTAAATGTCGATTCTGGGTATAAAGCTGTTGTAACACCTCCAGCAGTAACTACAACCCAATCAGATGCATTTAAATTTATAGGGTTGTATCCCGTCTGATTAGATTCTGATAAATTTGAAAGTGTTGTGTTTTTGCTTGGATTGTGATTATTTGTGAATAACCTTAAAGTCTGTGTTTCTGATGCAGAAATTTTGCCAAAAATAAACTTTAGTATCGTTTCGTCAGATATGCTTGGAATTATTAAGGTCATTTGTTTGTTTGATTGGGTGAATAATTACTAATATATAGATATCATGGCAATAAAAAATAAAGATGGAACTGTCTTCAAAATTTCTGGTCCTAATCCTTTAATGGAAGAACAGACTTTATGGAATGGTTTTACAAAACATAATTTTGAATGGTCAGAAGAGATAGACAAAGAAAATAAAACCAAAGTTTTTGAAATAAAACAAAATAAAGAAGATGTGGTGTTTGAAGAAAATAAAATAGTTGTAGAAGAGCCTAAAATAATAGAAGAAAAGAAAGAAGAAGTTAAAGAACAAAAAAAGATTTCGGATCACAAAACTATACAATGTTTTTGTTTACCTGCTAAAATTATAGAAAAAAAAGATGAATTGTACGAAGAATCCTACCAGAGAATAGAATATCTTGAAAAATTTATATTTGACACAGTGGTGATAGAAAAAGAAGATTTTTATATTAAATTTTGGACTATGGAAAAAATTAGTAAAAATTCAATAGTATATCCAAAGAATAAAGATAAAAGATGGTGGAAAGTGACTGATCAAAAAGAAGCGCCTATGGGGTGTATATACACAGCAATTATATCGGACTACACACCTTCTTTTGAATGATCAGATACTACCTTAACGCTATAACCCAGCTGTTCGAACTTTTTTCTGTGATCATCAACACATTTTAAATAAGCAGTTTCATAAACATCAGCTATCAATTTATTAAGATCTTTGAGATCTTGTTCCGTAGCTAGATGATATAATATTCTGTCTATTATATTTTCATTTCTACTGAACCTCTCCTTTAAAACTTCAAATATATATTTTTTAATATAATGATTTCTTTGATTTTGTAAAAAGTCCATCATCTCACCTTGATTGTTTCATGAATAAAGATCTTATTAAGCTCATTCCTTGGTTATATTGAGGAGAAACTTTGAGAATACTTCCGTCACGAATTACTTTTTTATTCTCAGGGCTTAAACTTGAGAAATTCTTTTCTGCTTCTTCCACAGCTTCTGGTGCCAACTTAGTGAATTCCGATAAATTTAAAGCAAGTTTATTTAAAAAATTATCAGCCTGATGTTTCAATGAAGTGGTTGATGGAATTTTTATTTTTCCATATATTGGAGCCTTAGAATTAAAGTCAAATAATTGTTGAAACAAACCTTGTTCATCATTAGAAGGTTCAACGCCCATTTTTCTAAGCATCTTTTTTGCATCTTCTATTTCTTTTTCTCGCAATCTTTGTCCTACTGGAGACCATTGCCCCATGTGTTTTAAAATAACTTGGATCAAACTTGGGTTACGATTCAAAACACCTATAAAATTATTTATGGAACGAAACCAGGCTATTATAATTGGATCGCTTGCTAATGGTTTGTGAAACTGTAAGACTCCTGGAGGCAACTTATAACTTTCATCTTCCATTATACTTTCTACTTCATCTATTATTTCCTTTAATTGATTGTAACCATTTTCGAGAGATCTACCTGTGGGTATTTCTTGTCGTTGCGTCTGATTATTTTTTTTACTTTCTTGATTTTTTATTTCAGCATCATACAAACTACTTATAGTTTGGGATATTTTTTCATTACTATTTCTAAGATATTCTTCGAGCTGAGGAATTAGATCCAATGCAGGAATCTTTTTTAATTCTCCTTCATACACTTTTGATAATAAAGGAAATTTCTCAGACCAATATTTCAAAAGATTTTTTCTTTCTATTTCTAAATTATTAACAATTTTTTGATAATTACTTGAATTAATTTTTTCTGAATTTTCTGATAAAAATCTTAATATGTTAGAGGTAGAATAAATCTTCTTACGCAGATTTTCTTCATCACTTCTAAAACTACATGATTGTATTTCCTCGGGAGCGTCTGGCATTTTAACTTGCTGAACCCATATTCTCTTACCATTTCTTTTTAAAACCATTGTTTCAGATGTGTCAACAAAAATAGACGCAAAAGATGATCTTGTTTGTTTATCAAGATCTAAAGAATAAGCTAATGGTTTTAATTCATCTATATTTATCTTTGGCTCTACATAAGCTTTGGGTCCCCCTGGCGATCCCTCTAAATCAGTCCTGGATCTTCTAGACAAACCACCACCAGAAAAAACTCCTGCCGCCTGCAACATTTTGCCAGCCTCGCTCTTAGCGACATTTTGTCTTCCCTGTGGAGTGTAAAGGGTCCTGTCTTTCACATTGTTGTAAAAATAGTACACAATATCATCATGTACCGTGTTCATATCTCTTTCCACTATTTTCTTTATATCTACATCATATGCATCTCCACCACCAAGAGCTTTATTTAAAACTGTGTTTGTTATGCCACGAATGATATCGCTCCATCCCTCAAAATCACCAGTTCCTTCTTCTACTTCTTCTATCTTATAAAAAGATTTTCCAGATCCTCGCCTACTTGTTTTGCCTGTTTGACCTTTTCTGGCTCCCTCTGCTGATCTATCTTCATCATCATCACCATCTTCGTTATCGAAAAAATCATCGTTATTGTATTCTTCTTCTTCATAATCATCAACTTCTTTTATGAGTTTAAATTGAGATAAGTCAAAATATGAAGACTCTCCTATGGACTGTTTTGATTTATCTACAACTGCATAAGCAGCCCATCTCATTGGATTGCTATCTTTTGGAAACAAATCTGGATTTCGTTTAAAATAATCCCAAGTTTTTTTGTCAACAAGTGTTCTTTTTCTTGCTGGAATTTTTCCATCTTTTGATGCCGATATTGTGTAGATTACCTCGCTGTCTACGGGAAATATTTTCGCCAATGCAATTTTTGTTTCTTTATTGTGGGGCGACCCAGGTTGCTGACCAGAAACTTCCGGTCGGAAACCAGCCAGTCTAGCACCTTCTCCTCCGTGAATATATTCTGGTGTTTGGTAAAATTTACTAAAAATTCTTTCTTTGCCGTCTTTGTCAAAAACTACACTACTTCTTGAGGTTGTAGTTAATTTTTTTCCTTCAACACTGGTAGCATTTATCAATTGTTGAATTGATTCTCTTATCTCATTGTCAATTTCATCCAAAGTCAGTAATTTTTCCAAATCATCAGATGAATAAAAATCAATTGAGTTCACATCTATCCCAAGCTTCTCTAATGAATCAATTATTCTATTTCTAAGTTTATTTGTTTTTTTGTCTTCTAAAGGCGAACCAGCTCTAATAAAAGAAGGAATGTTTAATAAAGGAACAGATCTTGTGTTGTCTCCTTCTCCCACCTTTAAATAAGGCAAAACCATCAAAGGCGTTCCACTACCTTTTTCACCAATTCTTAATTTATTTCCTATAATTCTATATGGAATTCTCCCAGTTCTCTCGAAAGACTCCCAATCCTTTCCTAGTATCTTTTTTAGTTCCTCCTTATCTTTTTCATCCATTCTGTCTAATTCTTTTTTTCTCATCTCTCCGTCTTTTATGGGATCTCCTGTTATATCAACAGAAAGTATTTTTGGTCCATGAACACCTTGCTCTCCTAATATTTCTTTGCTCAATTTTTCTGAGAAATACTTAGCGAAAAGATCTTTCAATCTATTGTTCTGGGCTAGTACGTTCCAGCTAGTCATCCATTTAAAAGCTTCTTCACCTATTTTTCCTTTAACTTTAAGTTCTTCTACTTTATGATAATTTTCAGAAAATAGTTTCTTAAAAACACCCTCACTAATGCTTGGCAAGTCTTCAAGTGATGCATTTGGATCTTTAAGAATATATCTTATAAGCCAAACACCGCTTTCTACTTCATCTTTATCTTTTATTGTATACAATTCGTTTCTGAAAAAATCTTGAGCATTTTCGCTCTGCCAACTACTCATTGTTTTATTGTTTAATATAAATCTTTTTATAAAATTGGATATATTTGTTTGTATTCTATTTTTAACCTCTTTATCGGCAAGCACCTCCTTTTTGGTGCCCATTCCGCTTTTTACAACTTTGTATGTAACATCTTTGTCGTGAGATGGGTCATCTGTTGGCAGGCTTCCAAAATGGCGGTGATAATTTAAAGAATAAAGATTTTTTAATCCTTCGGCTGCACTTTTTGAAAAATCAAAACCTTCTGTACCCGAACCAACCTTGTAAATTGTATCTTTTCCCTTAGCCTTAGGTTTATCTGACTTAATCTTCCTAGCATTTGACAAATCTATTCCATATTTACCATGAGTTTCAAATTTAACTTCCTTGCCATAAACTTGACTTAAGTGGTCCAGTCTTGTTTTTATTGTGTGCTCATCTCCCGGTAAAGTTTCAAGTTTTTCTATATATCGGTTTATATAGAACTTTATTTTTTTATCTCCTACGGAATACTCTTCTTGATCTCCACCTTTTACATATATGACTATATGTTTAATTACTTCATAAATTAAATCTCTGATTGTTCTAAAATTATCATCAGCCCCACCAGAGGAACTATGCATTAAATCATAGTTAGTCATAAGATCATCAAGCCAACTTGACAACTCTTCTCTTGTTTCTGAAGAAGAAGAAGAAGAAGAAGAAGATTCTTGTCCATAATTATCATATTTTGAAGATAGGCTTAAGATAAGATTTTTTAAATCCCCCAGGTTGGAGTTATCTATAGATATAATTCTTTTTTTAACTCTTACTCCACCCGCAGCAGTTTTTGATAAGCCAAATTTAGATTTGATTTCTGATAATATATTTTTAATAATTTTATTTCTAATATTTTGTCTGTTTTTTAAGAGACCCCAGGTTTTTTGTATTCTCGACTGCAAAGCTTCTGCCCAATAATGTTGATCTATTTGATATAGAAAATCTAAGTCTTCTTCATCAATTAGTATTGGGCTTTTAACATAAGTTCCTCTGTTGGCTCTTGCCTCCATCAAAATTGTGTAATCAAAATTTTTGGCAAAGAATTCTTTAAAGTTGTACATAGTTTTAATTTCTTCCTGGTTACTTTATATATATAATATATGAGCAATATTTTAGAAATCCCCAAACCTTCTCAAGATGTAAATTGTCAATCTTCGGCTCCATGTGGGTCAAATTTGGGTCCAACAGACCCATTGGTTAAGATATCACCCAGAAGAAATAGAGAAAAAGTAAGAGAACAAATAAAAGATTATGTCCTTTTAATGTTGGGAGCACCTGTAGTAAGCATTGAATTAGATCAACAGCAACTTGATGGAGCTGTTGATTTCGCTCTTCAAATATTTGAAGACTACGCCCCCAGGGAATATTACCAATGGTATGTTTTTAATACAGTTCCTGGACAAACAATATATCAAATGCCTAATGATGTAGGGATGGTAAGAGAGGTTGCTTATAAAGAAACAGCCCAATACGCCTTCAGTGCTTCAGACTTGGGTGGTGTAATACCATTAGAGTATATGGGTGCTGGTGCATACGGAAGTATTGCAGGCGGAATCAATCCACAGACACCTGTTTGGGGTAAAATGAATGAATGGATGTTATACAAGCAGTATGAAGACACATACAATAGAATGGCAAGCCAACAAGGAGGTTGGGAGTGGATTGGAGGATATGGTTCTATAAAACTTTACCCAGTTCCTTATAAATCCCACTTAGTTGCTGTTCATTATTTACAAAAAAACACAGACTTCAAACAAGTTACACAAGCAATGCAAGAAGGCGCCCTTGCTTTTGCTAAAATAATGCTAGGTAGAATTCGTTCCAAGATAACAAATCCTCCTGGTCCAAATGGAGGTGTTCAGCTTGATGGTCAACAAATACTTCAAGAAGGACTGCAAGAGAAAAAAGATTGGGAAGAAAGATTGATAAATAGGTTTGGAGATCTTCCACAAATTAAATTAGGCTAAAATTATGAAATCATTTAAAGAATGGAAATTAGAAGAAAGCGTAGATTCAACAAGATACAGTGTTGCTATAAACTATAGAACCGATCCAAACGAAGTTCTAGATGCTTATTCAAAAATAGCTCTTGGATATATAAGTGCTGCAATGAAAAACCATGGGTTTCATACAAAGCACGTATACTCAGAACAACCATACAGACTAATTGTTGCAAGCAGAAACTGGGATGATGGTGAGTGGGTTGGCGTGGCAAGCTGGGACCATAAGAATAAATGTTTTGTAATATCAAAAGGATTTTACAATAAATCAAATAAAACAACTTCAATTATAAGTACAGATAAGTGCTCTGGAACTACACCTGGAGATATAAGTAAAGATTTATATAAATTGATGCAAGATTTAAAAGACAAGCCAGACAGATACTCAGAAAAATTAAAACCAGTTAATATGAAAAGGGGACCAAAAACTTAATCTCTAGGTTTGTGTGTCTTAGATACATTGATCTCATTCTGCAGCTCTCTAGACATGTGATCTTGATATTTTTTCTTTAATTCTGTGTAGTTTCTAGCAGATCTATATAATTGCTTGAAATGGTTTAATATACAAGTTGTCATATAATTAAAAGCTTTTCCAAACCTAGGATCAAAACGATCTAGTTTTTCAAAACATATAAGAACACCTTCTTGCACGCTATCGTCTGGATCAATTAAATTAAACTTTGCATATCTAACTATGTTTTCAGATAGTGTGTAAAAAGCAGTAGCTAAATCTCTTTGGGTAATATCGTAATCATTCAGTGCTCTATTATATTCGTTTTTAACAAAGACCCACGAATCAGGTTCTTTTTCTTTAACACCTTGCTCTTTGATGTTATTCATCAAATATTGATACATATTTTTGCTTCTTTTTATTTTTTGAAAAGAAACTATAACTTTTTCGAGCTTCTTGTTATTCAGGTATTCTGATGCCATTAATTTCCTTTTAATTTTTAAAGAATATATTCTATTAATTTATGG